CGGTGATGGCTAAAAACTTAAAAGCCCCTCAGAAGTCCCTGTCCAAATGGACCAAGGAAGACTGGGGCACAAAGTCAGGTAAGCCGTCTACACAGGGCAAGAAAGCTACGGGCGAGCGCTACTTGCCTAAGAAAGCACGTGAGGCTTTGAGTTCGCAGGAATACTCTGCTACAAGCAAGGCTAAGCGCGCAGGCATCAAGGCAGGCAAGCAGTTCGTTAAACAGCCGAAGGCCGTAGCCAAGAAGACGGCACGGTTTAGGTAAGCATAGGAGTTCATAATGGCAAACGCACTATACCCACTCTGGAAGCTGCAGCTTTACAGCTTCACCGCAAATAACAACCTATCAACAGGTGACGTCAAGGTCGCTTTGATTGACACCGCCAACTACACATACAGCGCAGCGCATCAGTTCTGGTCATCGGCTATTGCCGGGCTCGTTGACACTCCGGAGCTACTTACCAGCAAGACGTTCAGCGCGGCTACTGGTGTGCCTGTATTTGACGCTGCAGACAGCACGTTCTTGGCTGTCACTGGCGCAAACGTCGAGGCACTGATTATCTTCATTGATACTGGTACTGCGGCTACTTCGCCTTTGGTTGCCTACATCGACAGCAGCGTCACAGGTCTGCCAGTCACACCCAACGGTGGTAACATCTCCATTACGTGGAACGCGTCGGGTATCTTCGCGCTCTAATATATGGCCGTTAAACATCCCTTTGTAAGCGGAAAGACTGACGGGGGTGACGCCACCCTCGTCCAGCCGTCAAACTGGAACGCGTCGCACACCATCGACAGCGACGGGATAACCATACCCGTAAACGCAAGCGCACCCGCATCTCCGGCGGCAGACAACATCACTATATTCTGCACTGAAGTTGCTAACCGCGCCATGCCAGCGTTTGTCGGGCCTTCGGGGTTAGATAGCCCTTTGCAGCCTTTTTTGGCGCGCAACAAGATAGCGTATTGAAGCCCAGCGGGGAACACGGCCACCGCGCCCACGACTATAGCCATGAACGCACTGACTGTTCAATCGAACAACGGCACCACCTACACGGCCCGAACTGTAGCCACAACTAACATACTTACACGTATGAGGCGGCTCGCTGTTATTAGCCAGAGCGGGACTAACGCAACAATAGGCGGTGTCCGAGATACCAACGCTCAATACACCACTGGAACTGGCACGGGTCTTGGCGGTTTTCACATTGTAGCGCGTTTTGTGACTTCAGACGCAGCGACGGTCAATGGCGCTAGAACTTTTGTCGGTTTCACGTCTGCTACAAACGCGATAACAAACGTAGACCCCGCGACCCTGACAAACTGTATTGGCGTGGCGCAGCTTTCGGGTGACGCTACACAGTGGTACATTGTTTACGGCGGAAGTTCGGCGCAGACCGCTATCGCGCTTGGAACAGCGCTAGGAGCGCCGACTTTAACCACCACAGCGTTTGAATTATCTTTATTTAGCTCACCATCTGCTAATGGTGTTGTCCATTATGAGATGCTCAATATTGGCACTGGCGTATCGGCTCGAGGGACACTGACGCCCGGTACTCCGGGGCTGCAAACACCTCTGAACACAACGCTTCTTGCTCCTCGCTTGTGGCGCACTAATAACGCACAAACCACTGTGACGGGGCTAGACATCATCTCCATCTATATTGAGACCGACCGATGACCTACACAATTATCTTAGATGAGGGTGTGGTCTTGCGTGACAGCGATGGTGCGCAGGTTGCGCCGTGCCAATCGGTAGATGACTCCGATTTTGTAGCGTATGAGGTTTGGGTAGAGGCGGGTGGGCAACCCACCATATTAGACACTAGGAGCTAGTCGTGGCCGCATTTGACGCAGGCGCATTTGACAACGGTGCGTTTGACGTCACCACAGGCCCTACAAACGTCACGCTCACACCTGCGCTGTTCACTAACAGCAACACCTTCTACGCCGCGACAGTCACTCGCGGTACAATAACGCTTACCCCCGCTCGCTACGACAATAGCAATACGTTCTTTGCGGCGACAGTCACTCGGTCGAATACGCTCACACCTGCGCGCTACGACAACACAAACACCTTCTATGCTGCGACAGTCACCGCTGGCACGATAACCCTAACCCCTGCGCGCTACGACAACACCAATACCTTCTATGCCGCGACGGTCACGGCTGGCACCGTTATCCTGCTGCCGGACCGCTACGACAACACCAATACTTTCTACGCGGCTACGGTTGCTGCGTCGAACACGCTCACTCCGGCTCGCTACGATAACACTAATACCTTCTACGCTGCGACAGTCACCGCTGGGGCTGTCACGCTAACTCCGGCTCGTTACGACAACGACAATAGCTTCTACTCGGCCACAATTACCCAGACCGGTGCGCCGCAGACCTTGCTGCCGGACCGCTACGACAACATCAACACATTCTACGCGGCTACGGTTGCTGCGTCGAACACGCTCACTCCGGCTCGCTACGACAACGGCAATACTTTCTATTCAGCTACGGTCACGCAGACCGGTGCAACACAGACCCTGTTGCCAGCCCTATACACCAACACAAACGAGTTCTACGCAGCTAGCGTATCCGCAAGCAACACACTCACACCTGCCCGTTACGATAATACCAACACCTTCTATTCTGCGACGGTAACTGGTGGCGTAGTCACGTTGTTCCCTGAGCGGTACGACAACGAAAACATCTTCTACTCAGCTACGGTAGTAGCTGGAGCCGTTACGCTCACACCTGCGCGCTACGATAATACCAACACGTTCTACACGGTAACAATAACCAACACCAACGTGCTAACCCCAGCACGCTACGACAATACCAACGTCTTTTACTCAGCGACCGTAACTCCCGGCACCGCTACAATATCCCCTGCGCTTTTTGAGAACCTAAATAACTTCTACTCAGCTACGGTAACACCCGGAGCTATTACGCTTGCGCCTGCGCTCTACAGCAACACAAACACATTCTACGCGGTAAATGTAGCTGCGAGCTACACGCTCTCACCTGCTCGGTATGACAACACCAATACCTTCTACTCAGCTACGGTAGTACCCGGGGCTGTCACGCTCGCGCCTGCGCGCTACGACAACGTAAACATATTCTACTCGCCGCTCGTTACGCAGCCACAAGAGCTGATACAGAACGCTCGGTTTAACAACGTCAATACCTTCTACACCCCGCTAATTGCTGCCCCCGTACTCCCACCGTTTCTGGTTAACACCAACCAGTTTTACGCCGTAGTCGTGCGTATGGGCATGCCGATACCTAACTGGAACCCAGATGGTACGGCGACTAGCTCTGCGTTTATACCCGGTCCATCCCCCGTCCCGCCGAACTGGACACCCGCAGCGGGTGCGTCAGGGAGCAATTTTACTTCAATACCCGGTGCTACAAGCTCAGACTTCACACCCACACAAATTAGTGCTAGTGTAGTATAAGAGCAGGAAAGAAAACTCGTATGCCGTCAACTTCTGGAACTACATCATTTAACCTAAACTTGAATGACCTCGTGGAAGAGGCGTTCGAGCGCTGCGGTGCAGAGCTTCGCACAGGTTATGATTTACGTACCGCACGGCGTAGCCTCAACCTGCTTACTATTGAGTGGGCCAACCGTGGTATTAACCTGTGGACCATCGACGAAGGCACCATACCCCTAGTCTCTGGGCAGGCGGAATACGGTATGCCAGTCGATACGATTGATATTCTAGACCACGTAGTGCGTACGCAGTCTGGTCAAGGTCAGACAGATATTAACATTAGCCGGATTAGCGTCGATACTTACGCCACAATACCTAACAAGAACGCGCAGGGTCGTCCTATTCAACTCTGGTTCCGTCGTCTTAGTGGACAGGATAACGGTGGTGGCACCGTGCAGTATCCGACGATAAACGTCTGGCCAGTGCCTGACCAAAGCAACTACTACACGCTAGTGGTATGGCGGCTACGCCGCGTTCAGGACGCAGGCGACGGCACTAATATCCAAGACATCCCCTTCCGCTTCTTGCCGTGCATGGTGGCTGGGCTGGCCTACCATCTGTCGAAGAAAATTCCCGGCGCGCTTGAGCGCACTCAGATGCTCAAGATGGAGTATGAAGAACTCTGGCAGCAAGCTGCTGATGAGGACCGTGAGAAAGCGCCACTGCGCATCGCACCACGGCAGTATTTCCGGTGATGTATGCCTAATCGCTTTGCCTCTGGTAAATGGGCAATCGCCCAATGTGACCGCTGTAACTTCCGTTACAAGCTTAAGGAACTCAAGCGGCTCGTCATCAAGACAAAGAACGTCAACATCCTCGTGTGTCCCACATGTTGGGAGCCAGACCAGCCCCAGCTCCAGCTGGGTATGTACCCCGTGGATGACCCACAAGCACTGCGCGACCCTCGGCCAGACAACAGCTACTACCAAGCGGGCCTCAACCCGAACGATAATCCAAGTGATGGTAGCCGCATAATTCAGTGGGGGTGGGCTCCAGTAGGGCTAAATAATCCTTTGGGTTTATCTGGGCTTCCAAATACGCTATTAGGGAATGGTCAAGTAGGGACCGTAACAATCGACACGGAGAATTAGTGATGGATAAGAAAGACTTGAAGCAGGACAAAGCCACCGCAGCCAAGGCCGTGCACAAGCACGAGCGTGCGAAGCACAAGGGTCAGCCTCTGACCAAGATGGCTAAGGGCGGTAAGACCAACGCACAGATGGGTGCTATGGGTCGTAATCTTGCTAAAATCGCAAACCAGAAGTCATCTTCGCGGGGTAAGTAATATGTCTAAAGATACTGCAACATGGCCGTTTCTTGGCGCGGGTGAGAACCCGCTTCCTTCGCGTGCGAAGCAGCCAATGAATTATTCGGTTGATATGGGTAAAAACGACTACCCTAACAACGTAGCTAACACTCAGACTGTGAAGACTCGCGGTACGGGTGCGGCCACCAAGGGTACGCATAGCAGCAAGAAACTGGGCTAATGAACTACTCAGAACTGTTCGAGACAATCAAGGGCTACGTCGAGAACGACTTCCCTAACACTTCGTGGACCGGCTCTGACGGCACCACTGTGGTGACCTTGACGTCTGCCGAACAGATTAACACGTTCATCGAACAGGCTGAGCAGCGCATCTTTAACACGGTGCAGTTGCTTGACCTACGCAAGAACGTGACGGGTAGTATGACGTCTGGCAATAAGTATCTCTCGGTGCCTTCAGACTGGCTGGCTAACTTCTCTCTCGCTGTCGTAGACGCGACTGGGCGGTACGAGTATCTGCTTAACAAGGACGTCAGCTTTATCCGGCAGGCGTTCCCTAACCCAAGCACTACAGGCATACCCACACACTACGCCTACTTTGACGAGAACTCGTACATTCTGGGGCCGACGCCTGATGCTAACTACGTAGTAGAACTGCATTACTTCTACTACCCAGAGTCGATTGTCACTGCAGGCACGTCGTGGTTGGGCGATAACTTTGAT